GGCCAATATGCGTGCTCCCGAGAATGAGGAGGTGTATCTTGTTGCGTATTCAGATAAGAACGCTACTGTACCTTCTGTATCTTGTGGTCAATGTTCTAACCTCTTCTGGTCCAGCTCACTACACAGCGGCTTCTGCTACTGGCGACTGTTGTGGTGGTGTTTGGGGCGTGAAGAATAATGTTGTTCATTTGGTGGGTTTCCATATTTTTGGAGATATCACCCGGAATGGCTTTGTCCCAATTACTCCTGAGTTGCTCAAAGTTTTGAGTGGCTCTGGGGTTTTTCAGCCATCCCTCTAGTGGATAAACACTTTGCTATCCAGCAAGTGTTGGGTCAGTATCCCACTGGCTTTTTATCCATTAGAGGGAAACCAAGTGAATCTTTTATGAAGGAATGCTCTCAGATTCGAGAGATGTGCTGGCTTGGCCGCACTTCTCGTCGGGTCCGCTATGCTACCTCCGTGGGGGTTTGCCCGTTTTTCCGTGAGTTTGTTATGCTTAAGACAGGCACCATGCCTCAAACCTTGTGGCCGCAATATTCTCGAACTATTTGCAACCATTTGGCTGGGTATAAGAGTGTCGCGAAGTATGATAAAGCTCAACCTGTTCTTAATTTGAATGATTGGCGGCTCGCTGGTGAGTGGACTATTCGCCATTTTGAGCCGTATTTATCTGGATCTCGTGTTGTTGATGCCGAGTTTGCTCGTCTAGAAATGGATAAGCAGACTTCTCCAGGCTATCCGTGGAATGTGATTTCCCGAACTAAATCTGGTATTCTTTCTCAAAAATGCTATCTTGATTATGTGCTCACATACTGGCAAAAGCTCGCTTCTGGTAAGCGATGTCCGGTCATATGGTGTAGCAATGTCAAAGATGAATTGCGTTCAGCTGAAAAGCTCGCGGCCAACAAGTTGCGCACCTTTACTGGGGCGCCGTTGGAGCATGTTGAGTGTACCATGAGAATGTGCTGGGATATGAATAATTCATTCTATCGGTCAAACAACAAGACTTGGTCTTTTGTGGGTAGTTCTAAGTTCCGTCGAGCTTGGGACGCCCTTTATCGTCGTTTATCCAAACACCCTAATGCATTTGAACTTGATGAAAGTGCGTACGATGCTTCTCTCTTCCGTGAGGCTATGTTTGGGATGATTGATTTTCGGTGGGCAATGTTTGCTCCCAGTGAGCGCACTCCTGACAACCGTCGTCGACTTGAAGCATTATATGTTGAAATTGTCGATTCGATTTTGGTTTGCTCGGAGGGTGATCTTCTTACTAAAAATACTGGCAACCCTTCTGGTTCTGCTAATACTATCGTGGACAACACTATTGTTCTGTTCCGCTTGATGGCATATGCTTGGATTCAGTTGTGGCGTTCAGCAAAGGCATCTAACCGCTTTAGCTCGCTAGTTCTTGGTGAGGATTATCCTGTGTACTCTGATTTTGTGGATGAGGTGGAAGCTGCTTTAAATGGCGATGACAATACGTGGACGGCGTCCGATTCTGTAGCTCCCTGGTACAATGCCAAATCTGTCTCTGCAGTTTGGTCAGGTATCGGTGTGATAACACATGCGGACACGTTTGAACCACGTCACTTATCAGCTTGTTCATTCTTATCTATGTATTTTCGGAAAGCTGGAACTTCTAGCTCTCTGATTGTGCCTGTTCCTGAAAAGGAGAAGGTATATTGTGCTTTGTTGTGGGGTGGGCGGTGTTTAACAAACCCGCGTATGGCACTTCTCCGTGCATACGCCCTACGAATTGAATCTTATTGGGACCCTGAATGTCGAGTGTTTTTGTCTGAGTATATTAAGTGGATGCTTTTAACCCACTCGGATGAACTTAAATCTGCTCCATCGAAGAAGGGTCTCGATTTTACTTTTAATCAGGTGCAAACTGTGTTTCGCACTGATAATGAAATTGAGATGTTGTATCTTGGCTATGAGTCTTCTACTCAGCGCCCGTTCTCGGAATATTCTGGGTATTGTCTCGAATTTATATCTGCGAGTGGTCTTAAACCCATGGATCCTGATAAAAATTTCGAAGATGACGAAGAAATCAACGAAAACGAAGAAAAACAAGAAACAACGGGCTCCACGTACTGTGTTGTTGCAACAGCAAGCGAAGCCAAAAGCGCGTAAGCGTTCTCGTAAGTCGCGGAAACAAACCACTGGTTCAGTTGGTGTTTCTTCTCGCGCCCGTAATTTGATGCGTCCTATGCGAGCAACTTCTGCTAAGGACGGTCACATGTGTCGCTTTCGTGGCACTGATTTTTTAACAGCGGTGACTATCGACAGCAAGACTGCTGCTGCTGCTGGTGACATT